AACGTTCTCCACCGAGCGCGTTGACATTGATATTGTCAAGGGCAACCGCAAGATGGCAGCCTTCGTTCATCCGATGGTCGGCGGCGAGATCGTGCAGAGCGAGGGCTACGAAACCAAGTCCTATGCACCGCCCCTTATCAACCCGGCCATCATCACCACGGCAGATCTTTTCCTGCAGCGCCTGCCCGGTGAGGACATTTATTCCGGCAAGAAGCCGGAAGAGCGGGCAGCTGAAAAGCTGACGGATGAATATAACAAGCTGAACGATATGACCACCCGCCGCGAAGAGTGGATGGCAGCCCAGGTGCTTACCACTGGTCAGCTGAAAGTGAAAGGCAAGGGAGTGGATGAAGTCATCGACTTTGGCTTTACCAATAAGATCAACCTGGAAAACACGAAGCAGTGGGGCAAGTCCGCTGCGGACCCCTGGGGCAACCTGTGCGACTGGAAGCAGCAGGTAAGCCGCAACGGCTTTGCCAACACGGATATGGTCATCATGGGCAAGCAGGCCGCAAACCTCTTCATGGCAGACAGCAAAATTCTGGACCTGATGGATAAGCGCCGCTTCGACATCGGCGCTATGGCACCCAAGGAACTGGAAGGCGGCCTGACCTACTACGGCCACCTGAACCTGCCCGGCGTGGACATCTACGGCTATGACGAGGTGTATCTGGATGACACCGACAACACCACCAAGCCCCTGATTCCGGACAACATGGTGGTGATGATTCCCAGCACCGCAAACTTCATGCGTGCTTACGGCCTGTGCACTTATCTGGATGATGATAAGAAATGGCATACCGCCGAAACTGCACGTCTGCTGCGTGACTATGTGGAGCATCGTCCTGACCGCCACTTCCTGGAACTGCAGACCCACCCGCTTCTGATCCCTGATAAGGTGGACAGCTGGCTGGTTGCCACCGTTTGCTGATACGGAGGGACACACCATGCTGGACGTTGACCAGAACTACGGCGAACCGGAAACTCCGAAGCCGCTCCCTACGTTCAAGGACTGCGTGGCACAGGATGTGCAGACCGTGTTCTTTAACCTGAATGAGTTTGCCGAGGAGCGCTACATAGATGACAAGGGCTTGATGCCCTGCATCACACAGCATCCTGGCGTGACCGAACGTGCAGCACACTGGGAGGGCGGCGCAAAGCAGTCCTTTGACCAGGGTATGTACAAGGCAGATCTGCTGCTTTATGTGAAGCAGAAAGATTATGGCCCTATGCCGCAGAACGGCAAACTCATTACGCTGGACAAGAAACGGAACTACAAAATCAAGTCCTGCTCCCTGAAAGCAGGTGTATACCGCATGGAACTTGAGAGAATCAGAGGGTAAGGCAATGGCATATTTCAAGACCAGCTATGACGCTTCCAATCTGACGATTTCCATTGATGATGCGGAAGTGACCCGTGCCCTTGGCGTACTGGGGGATAAGACCCCGGCAGCGCTGAAAGTGGCGGTGAACACTACGGCCCGGCAGACGCGCAAGCTGCTGCTGACCGAGGTAAAGAACCGCTACGACCTGAACACGGCGGGTAAGCGCATGATTGAAGATCTGCGCCAACGGCAGAAAGCCACCAACCGGCGGCCTGCTGCCATCCTTGCCATCATGAAGAACGACCCCGGCGCGTTCCGGGCAGACCTGGGCTATTTCAGAACCAGCCCCACAAAGCCCTTCATGGGTCCGTCTGTCCGTAACGCGCCGCCTGTTTTTCAGGCGCACGTTCTGAAAGGCAGTCCGATGATCGGTCTGGGCGGGACCAGCGAGAAGAGCAAGGGCTTCCTGGTGCAGTTCAAGTCAAAACACATCGGCATGGTGCAGCGCCAACTGGGCGTGCCTGCTGACAAAGACTACACGGAAAACGGGAAGAAGCGCTGGAAGCCGAATGAAAGGCTGGTCACTATGTCCAGCCCGTCCGGTTCCGCAATGCACCATACCGTGTGGGAAATGCAGGAATCGACCGTAGAAAAGATGCTGCAGGACAACACCGAACGGCGCGTCCAGCAGCTGATCGCCAATGCAAAACGAAAGGGTGTGATCTGATATGGCTGGGAAAATCACAGGCTATACCAGCGAAATGTGCCAGCAGGCCATGATTGAAGAACTGGAAGAGTTGTTCCGGGACATGAAGTTCAACGGGCAGGAGGGTGAAAAGCCCTTGCAGATCTTCAAACAGTTCATTCCGACACCGACCGATGATGACGATGACGTGGACACCAATGCGTCCCACTTCCCGTGCATCATCGTATCGAAAACCAGCGGTGAGGTGGCGAACGAAAGGGATCCGCAGCTGGTCCTTTTGCAGCTTATCATCTGCTGCTATGACCGTGGAACCGACCGGCAGGGGTACGAAGAAACCGTGAACATCATCGAAGCCATCATGCAGCACTTCAAACGGAAGCCTGTGTTTGGCGAAGCGTTCAAGGTGGGCTATCCCCGCAAGTGGGAATTGTCGGACGATGACATGGACTATTACTACTGGGGCATCGTCAATCTGATCTGCGAAACACCCAACACCCTGAAAAATGAAGAAGTGGAGGCTTTGATATGAGCACCGAAAAGAAAACCACGGCAGCCCAGGAAGCCCAGACCCCGGCGGAAGCCGTGGGCACTGTGGCTTACTGCGGCCCGACTGTCAAGGGCATCGCTCCGCAGTACACCGTATTCGTGGAGGGCCTGCCCGAAAAGCTGAAAGAGAAAGTGGAGCAGGTGCCGCTTCTGAACGCACTGATCGTTCCGCTGGATAAACTCGCTGAAACGCGGGTGAAGATCGACCAGGAAGGCACCAGAGAGAATATTCTCTACAACAAGGCCACCGACCTGATGAAGTAAGGAGGACATGACAAATGGCTATTTCTCATGGTTTTAACAAAACCGAGGCCGCAACCAGCGTTTCCGCGCCGGTATCGGTCAATTCCGGCCTGCAGGTCGTTGTGGGCACCGCCCCGGTCAACCTGCTGGCTGACCCCGCAGCCGCAGTCAATACCCCGCTGCTGGCAAGCACCTTCAAGGAGGCTTCTGCAGCGGTTGGCTACTCTGATGACTTTGCGAAGTACACCCTTTGCGATGCTGTGAGCGCCAGCTTTCAGGTGATGGGTGTTGCACCCATTGTCCTGATTAACGTTCTGGACCCTGCAAAGCACACCACCGCACTGGCAAGCAAGACCGTGCAGGTCAATGATGGCGTGGCAGAGATCGAGGAAACCGGCATCCTGCTGGATAAGCTGGTGGTGAAGAAAGACACTACCGCGCTGACCGCAGATGTGGACTATACCGCCAGCTTCAACGATGACGGTACGGTGAGCATTGCTCTGGTCACGGGCGGAAAGGGCGATGGTGCAACCACGCTGGCGGTTTCCGGCTCCATCCTGGATCCTACCAAGGTCACGGCAGCCGACATTGTGGGCGGCGTGAACGCATCCACCGGCAAGGAAACCGGCCTGGAAGTTGTACGCCAGGTGTTCCCCAAACTGGGCATGGTGCCCGGCATCATCCTGGCACCCCGCTTCTCCAAGGATGCTCTGGTGTGCGCTGCCGTGCAGGCCAAGTGCCGCAAGATCTGCGGCGTATTCGATGCAGTGTGCTTTGTTGACATCGACAGCAGCGCCACCGGTGCACGCAAGTACACCGATGTGGCAAACCAGAAAGTCAAGCAGGGCGCGACTTCCCGCGAGGCATACGCTCTGTGGCCGTACGGTAAGATCGGCACCGCTATTTACAGCGGCAGTTCTCTGGCCGCCGCGGCTGCCGTGTACAACGACAGCCTGTACAACGACTGCCCGAACGCTTCTCCGTCCAACGTGAGCGTGCCCATCTCTGCGGCCTGCCTGGAAGATGGCACCGAAGTGCTCATGGACCAGGAGCAGGGCAATGTGCTGAACGAGCAGGGTGTCGCAACTTTCATTCGTTCCGGTGACTTTGTTGTCTGGGGCAATGAAACCTGCTGCTATCCCAAGAATACCGACCCGAAGGACGCTTTCCTCTGCGTCCGCCGCTTCTTCAACC